ACATCTTTGTAATCGAAGACTACAAAGTCTTCAGCTTTTACGTGCTTTGCCGTTCTCACTTGTTTGTGGGCGGCTGCTATCGTTACGAGCTTTTTTATTATTTGATTGAGTGTTGGACTCATGTTTTTTTAAATATGCTTTTAAAAGCTTTTCAGTTTTTTTTGTATAACTCATTGGCAACAGGATAAGAATTCGTAACGATACCATTTCGGAACGTCTTGTTTTGGCATCGCTGTTTTACCTAAATAAATACCTATCTCATAAGCTGACCGCTTGGGAATGAAAGTATCTACCCGGCTACCAGGATTAATATACTCTTGAAACTTCGATCCGGTGCCTGCTTCTTCAATTAGATAATTGATTAACCTTTCCAGATACCATTCAGCACGATTCTTATACTTTGCTTTATAATCATCAATCTCAGATGCGCTCACCGCTTCGCTGTTTTCCGTTGTCTTTCTTGTGAGTCCCTTATTCCATATCTGATATGACAAGCCATCTGCAAGCTCTGAAATAGTGTAATGAATCATAGCATCTCGAATGTAATCTTTAAGCAGCGTCTCTTCATCCGCCGTTAAGTTATTATTGTCGATGCCATCCTGCAACCTTTCATAAAGAGCCGTCCCCAAAACAGGAAGCAACTGCATTTCTTGAACGGTCTTTATTTCAGAAACGATCATTTTGCTATCTATGTTTTTATGAACAGGTGAGCGCTCATAAATATTCTCCGGACTGATAAATAGTATGTCTCTCATTTTTTATCTTTTAGCATTACAATATTTTTAACCCATTGATGTCTGCATTCTTTTGACTTGCCATACCAACCACCTTTCCTATCCCAAACAGAGTAGCCCATCCTTCTACTCATAGCCTCTATATCAGCTCTTGACCACATCTTGGTTTGAGATAAAGACACCATCCTTATACAGAAATCTCTGCTAGTATCTATTATTGCAGGACCTAGACCTGGCTTTACTTCGTATGTATATAAGATTTTAAAAGCCATTGTATCAGGCTTAATATCTGTCTGTTCTGATAGTGGCTTTGTAAGATTCCTTGACACTATATTATCATCACCTATTTTTGTCGTTTTTGTATCAATCTTACCCTCTGATAATAATCTTTTAATTATAGCTTTAATAAAATCGATATCCATCTTAAGTACCTCAGCAATAATTTCAGGCGTTATATTTTTATCTTTTTTTATAAGATCCAATATATTAACCTCTATTTGTACAAGATCAAAATCTTCCTTAGAGCCAAACTTATAAGGCATCGATTTAACTATAACGTAGTTATCTTTTATCTCACCACAAGATGCAAACTCGGCAATCAATAGTTCATCTTTTTCCTGTGCGCTAAATTCCATTCCTTCGTTATCTATCGAAAGCATTACGTTAATCTCTTCATCAGTAAGACCTAAAGAACTCTTAAGCAACAGCTTTGCTTGCTCTTGTGTAATGTCACCCTTCTCAAACTTGCGTATAATACGAGTTAAATTTTGCCATTGCCGACCAGTCAGATTCTTTAGATTGTCATTTATCTGCATTGTCTGCTCCGGACTTGTGGCACCTGGAACACTTGGCTGACCAGGAACAGCAGTCTCACCTGGCATACTAGGCATACCAACGGCAGGCCCAAGACCAACTAGACCTCTAATCTCATTCGGTGTCATAGCTTCCAACACCTTATTAGCCACAAGAGGAGAGAGCGCATTGATGTTATCGCTCACTACCTGACTCTCACTCTGTATTTCAACTTCAATTTTCTGCAATCCAAGCTTCTCTCTTATCTCATCCTTTGTCATATTCTGACTTATAATCCCTTCACTGAAGTCAATACCTATAGCCTCAAGAGGTATTATTTTCATCTCATAACCATACAACTCACTAAACAATATCTCAAGTGCTTGTTGCTTATCCGATACATAGGTAAGTTTAAATATCTCATACGCATCACGCATTTCAGACCTACCACCTAGACTACCCTCAACCCGAATACCCATAAGCATAGGACTAACCACCTGATGCCCTGCGAATATTTCTTCCTGTATGCTCTTTGATAATACATCAAAATGCTTATCTAGATCAGTACTACTCAAGTCATCTAGCTGAGGTCGCTTGCCTGGATCTTTACCGAAGTTTAATACTATATTACCCGCGTTCTCGCTACCTGTAAACTTATTCTTAAACCCCTTCTCTATCTCACGCTTCTCCTCTTCTGTTGGTATGCCCTCAAAGAAGCTGATCATCTTTGAAGCAAACATACCATTCGTGATAGTAGATAGATGATACTTGCTCACCTCTATATCTGTCTGTATTGCATTGAGCGCACCCATATAACCAGGATATGTGTATGTCTCAACACCTGGCCTGTATTCTTTGTAGTAAAGGATCTGTGTTTGATTCTTCAGAAGCTTTGGCTCTAAGTTCTTATTGTAAGCAGGAAACACCTTTGGCTCATCGTTGCGCTTGTATGATGACCAGTCCTTTATAAAGAACTGCGTGTTATCTTTATTGCTCCTGACCTTATTGTAAGGCACATGATATAAAGCGGCAATCTTACCAATCTCATTATACTGAATCTCGATGTAACAACCACCAAATACCTCAATATCTATAGTTACCTTCTTTAGCAGTTCGTCAATAACCTCGTACTTGTTAGCATTAACCTTCTGCTCAAAGCCCTTACCTACAATGTAGTTCACCTTACCGAGTACTATACCATTGTGCTTGCTTGACTTATTAAACATAGTCAACAGCATATCCGGGAACTTATTGTCTTCGCCAAAGCTCACCCATCCCTTATTGGGAACCTCTTTCATCACAGGAACCTTTACATCTGCAAACTTGATGAAGCTAACTCTATTCTGCATCATAGACTTTGAATGTTGTATTGTTATTGTATGTTGTTGTGTTCACGCTATCTGTATCTGCTAGGAACATAAGACCAGTCTCAACCACGCTACCTGCTAGGCTTTCATCTACATTGGAAGAGCTAGCTTGCTCATATACCTTATATGTGTACCATCCCTCTTCCTTACTGCTAAAGTAGGTATTGACTACAATGTCAAACTCGTTGTACCTATCCTGATAAAGGCTCTGGTCTGCACTATTTACAAGTACAAACTTCACCTTCTCATTTGTAGTGCGAGACTGAAACACGAATAAGAAGTTAGCATCTAGGATAGTCTGCTTCTCCTTTAGCGTCACATATATTGTGGCAGTAGTTCCTTTGACTAGTTTCAGCATCTCAATATAAATACATATAACAAAATACGCTCGCCCGAAATCAGGCGAGCGCTTGACTTATCTCACTCGTTCAATTAACCAGCAGTTTCAAGTGCTGAAGCTACAGAACTATTCACTTCATAAAGAAGATCAGGCTCTTTACCCATGAAATTAAGAGTATATCCTGAACGATCTCCAAATGCTGTTCCGCTTCCGCTTTCAGATGCACCCATATCTAAACCTCTTTCCTTTCCTAGCATCCAATATTTATTATTATTGTCTTTTACAACAGCAATTACAATATTTTGAGCCAACAATTTTAATTCGGTATTGATAGCAGCTGAAAGTTTGTTTACAACTATTGTGAGATTTTGTTCAAAGAACAAAGTACCGTTTTCAGTTGAAACTTGCGGATTGTGTGTAAAGTTTCCTGTTTCTTTTGGAAGTTCATATTTCCAGAAACGCTTACCGCTTGCCTTTGTCAAACCAGTTACAACACCGGAAGAAGTTGCAATATTAGAAACGTTTGCTTTTTCGATAAAGAAAACTTCGGTAATCCCGCCCGCAGAATCTTTACAGTCGAGGGCGTATCCGGTGGTGAGCGCACATGATGGCATGATTATATATGTTTTAAGAAGGGAGAGTTTTACCCCTCCCTGTGATTAATTAATTACGCTTCGAAACGTACAACTTCATCAGGGAAAGCCAGCTGAACACCAATTTTCAGATTGGCCGAGAACTTCACGTTACGATCGTCTTGTGAGTACCACATTTCAAACGATTCCTCTTCCCCTACGAGATCTGTCCCTAAGAAAACATTTGACATTCTCATTGCATATATGTCGTTAGTACCATTCAAACCGTGAACAGGAACTACTTTATAAGATGTACCAGGTACCAGGAACTCAGAATCAGCAGCGTTATTTGTAGAACCTGGATTATAATGGAACAAATTCAGATCAACGTACTTCTGAATAAGAAGAGTGTAAACATCCCATCCGCAGAAAATGCGAACATCAGCCTTACCTTTCACAGCAGCAGGAAGAGCATTGATAACTGCAAGAACAGCCTTTTGTGCTTTTTCCATTGTATCAATACCTGTGATCGGAGCGCCTGTTCCGTAGAATCCTGTAACGTTTGCATTTACAGATGTGCCAGCATCAGCGATGTGTTGGCGAATTCCTTTGAACTTATTTAAAAGTCCGTTAGTGCCACCGTAACCGCTACCAGTTGCAGTCCAAATAGCTGTTTCCAAAGCCTCTGCAATCTTACCAGCTTTACGTGCTGTGTACTCATTCGCAAATGCGATAGTATCGTAATTTCCGCCCGCTGGCAAAGCTTTTTGAAGGTAAACCGACTCAAGATCCTTCGGACATAAGGTCTCTTGTACCTTTACCTTTCCTACAGTCAAAGTACGCTGAGAAAATTCAGTGGTGCCCGAACTAAGGAAGCCGCAAGAGCTATCATCCTGGAAGAAAACATCCGTATCCATACGGTTAACGGTTTGACTAGATTTTACGCCAGTCATAACATTACCTTCGGAAAGGATCAGCTGTTGAGTACGTGCCTCAAACAGCGAAGCACTAACGAGCTGTTGCTCATTTTGTTCTGTGTAAGCCGTAAGGCCTGTAACCAAAAACGCCATCTTTATTTGTTTTTAAATT